CATAAATCTCTTTCAAACTTTCAGGAAAACCTATTCCACGTATCCAATTTTGAACTTCCATATAATTAGATAAATCCTCATCAACTAAAAATCTTAATGAAAAATCATTAAACTCAATTTTATCACCAGGAAGATCAATATTTTTTAAGTAAGTTGGTTGTGTTGCAGTACCCAAATTTAATCCAGGAATAACTGCTTGGTTAGAAAAGAAAGCAATTTTAGGTGCTCTATTTAAAATAAATTTAAACCCAACTGGACTTAAAAAATTTCTATTCTTTATTTGATTTTTTAATCCGTTTGAAATTGCCATTATCGATTACATTTTAAATATTTATGAGATCTTTGCGTGAGGAGCAAACTCTCCTTTCGATGTTATCTTCATGCCATAGTATAACATATCTGTCCAAAACTCTGGATCATTTAAATGATTATCAAGAGCAGCATACCAAAAACTTAACTGCATTAATGTTGCCTTTGCATCTCTTTCATCTTTTGAATAAAGAAATTCTACTTCTTCTTGCCAATCATTAAAACCCAATACATTTTTCTTATCTTTAGCATGTTTAGAAACTAATGCATACATCTTTTTATATTTTTTTTCATTTACATTATTCATAAATTCGTCACCATCTTTAGGATAATCAGTATGATTCTTTTTAAAATCAGTACTCTTCAATAATTTAAGAACTTGGTTAATAGGTGTCTGCCCTCCTTGAGCATCAGGAGTTCGTTTTATTTGTGCAGTAAAACTTATATTATTACCTGATCTAGTAATACTAATTGAAAATTTATTATTTGGTCCAAGTCTAATGTAAGTCGTGACAGAATTAAGTGCAAGAATATTATCAGGTTCAAATTTAATATCATTCATATCATATTCTTCAACTTTACTAAACACCCCTACAATTTTTTTTAATTTTGCTGACCCTTCAACATTATGCAAATGTATTTGTGCTTCTCTAGGGTAATTTACTTTCTTAAGAGATATTCCAACCAATTCTTTATCTTCCATATAATTAACCAACATACTATTCAATTCTAATAAATGTGATGGATCTGGAATTGCTGCTTTAATCTCTTTTTTTATTGCATCCATTCTCCCCTTTTTAACTGCCCATATATCAGCAGGGTTCCAAGTCTCATATTTTCCTGCAGGTTCTGTGCCATCTGGATTTTTAAAGTCTCTATTCAAATTATCCATATGTTTTTTGAAAAATTGTACAAAATCTTGACTACCAAATTTAAATTCTTCCCAAGAACCTTGTGAATATACCTCAAAAAATTCTTTATTCTGTTGATAATATGTCCACAACCAACCATCTATTCTATGCTCCCATCCTTTAAAACATTTACTTAATTCATCCCATGTTTTTTTATCATTTCTAATATCTGCATCACTCTGAAATTTTGCCCCTTTACTTTTTAAAGCATGAGTAAGTACAATGGTTGCACCCTTCTCTTGTATATCTGTAGGAATAACACCTTTACCTGATGGATTAGTTTTTTCAAATCTAATTTCTTTTTTATTTCTTTCTGCCTCTTCGGTTCCAATCCACACTGATGTATATTTACTTCCTTTTATTGGACCCTCGACAAGACCATACTTAGCAGATAATGATTCCCAAATTTGTTTAATTTTAGTATCAGGTACTTCAGTTTGATAATCAATTTTAATAATAGTTCCTTTTGGTTTTGCTTCTATTGTTACTAACTTATTACCATTTGTCGTATTCCTACCATCGACTTTTAATTTCTTAAACAAACCATTCCAATTAGGTTTAGTTCCAGTCAAATATTCTACCACTCTTTTTGTTCCCGTCGTTACCCTATCATATTTCTTTGGCATAATCTTTTACAAATATTTAGACAAAAAAAGAGACCCCCGAAGGAGTCTCTTGAGAAAATATAAGCTTCTTGCTTACATTAGGTTCTTGATAGCAACACGTCTGTAGTAACGGTTTGCATTAACCTTAAGTCTTCCTAGACCTTGATCTAGACCTTCTGCGAATGGGTTGGCAACAATACCATATCTTGTCTTGAAGCCAATTTTTGGTTGGAAGGTATCTTCCCCAACCGCACGTACCATCTGTAGTGGAACGTAAGGGCAGTAGAACAGACCAGCATCATAAGGAGATGAACCCTTATAACCAACAACGTAGTACTGGTTAGTACCTTGGGCAAGACCACCGTTGTTAGCTGCTAAGTTAGCAGAATAAGGATCGATGTATACCTTGTACTTACCTTGAATAGTACCAGCAAATGTATTACCAGTATCATCAACGTTAAGGTTAGCATTAAGAGCAGGTGTGTAATCAAGTACACCAGCCATTGTCAATGCAGAAGCAACGTCTGCAGAGCACATGATGATGTTACCCTTTCCGCGACGAGTTCTTTGTGCGATTCTGTTAGCATCTCTTTCGATCTGGAACAGAAGACCCTTAAACTTCTCAACTGACCAACGACCATTACTGTCGATGTCTAAGTCAAATACACCAGCACTTGCAGTGTTTTCTACAGCACCTTGCTCTGCAACCTTGTAGATAGTTCTGATAACTTCTCTGTTAATTTCAGCAAGTATCTCAGTACTAAGGATGTTAGCAAGTTCTGCTTCTGCATTAAGACCGTGAATTGCCTTAAGGTCTTGAGCAAGCTCTAGTGAGTACTCAGCCTTTAACGCACGAGACTTAGCAGTAACGGTGACCTTCTCGATTGAGAATGCCATCTGGTTGAATAGATCACCAGCAGCACTACCTAAGTTCTCAGCATCACCTGTTACCATGCCTTGACCGACATCATAACCTACAGAAGATGCAGATCCAACAGGGTTAAGTGCAGCAGGGTTTGTACCAGACTGTGCAGTTGTACCCATACCAGCAGTAACATCACTGAAACCTGCAGTTTCATTGAATCCGTCATCCTGACCAGAGAATGCGGTATCTGCTTCGTTGTAGAATGCCTCGTCACCACCCATAGTCTTGTACTTACTACGCATTGCGAAGATAAGACCAGTAGGACCAGACATTGGCTGAACACCAGCAAGGTCGTAAGCAACCAAGTTAGGCATTGAACGTCTAATTAGTGAAATTAGAACGGGGTCAAAACCAGCTTGATGACCAGCAGCGTTAGCACTACCACCAAAACCACCTGAATTACCAGCGGTGTTTGCGTGGTTAGTTGGAACAGCTTCGCTCAATACTCCTTGATCGAATGCCTGTTCGTCTCTTAAAAATTTCTCTTGGTTTTCTAGCAGGACAGCGGTTACAGATCTACGATGTGCATCTTTGATCGGATCAATCCCCTCATAGTCTAGGAGAGGAGCCCACTTTTCCTGCAACTGTTCTGATTGGAACATTTGCTTTTAAAATAGTGTTTACGTTTGATTAATTATTTAAATCAGTTTTTAGCAACTGCTGAAAGAGTTTTCAGATAAGCAGCCATTCCACCAGAATGAGTTACTGGTGTAGAATCTACTCCTTCTGAGAGAGTTTCAGTTGATGTTGCTTTTGAAGACTTGCCTGTAGGGAAATAAGATTCCTTAAGCATCTCCAATTTTTCACGATATTGGTTTTCACTTTCAAACTCTACACTTTCGGAAAGTGAAGCGAGCTTTTCTTTCTGAGTGGACGCTAATCCTTCAGAAACTGAATCAAGAATTCCATCAGCAACAGACTCAGAAAGTCTACTATTTAATGAAATATTTTTCTCGATTTGCTCATTGAGCTTGGTTTCCATGTCATCTAGTTTTTCTACCATACTCTCTAATACATCATACTTATCGTCAGGGATTGTTACATAATGTTCTTCAAAGAGACCTTTCATTCCACTAAGGAATGATTCGGTCAATTCTGTTTTAAGTCCGTGCTCAATAGCTAGTTCATTCTCAGTGAACCATTCTTCCGAGACGTACTCTAGATAAGAGTCAACTCTATTACCGAGTTCCTCTTTAGCTTCTGCTACTCTACCAGCAACTTTTTCTTCGTACTGTGCTTCAAGGTTTTCTTTAATTTCCTTAACCTTGGTCTTAAGAGCAGCTTCAAAGATTGTCTTAGCTTTTTCTTTGAATTCTTCTGAAAGTTCTTCGCCACCTAGAAGTGCATTAACATCTTCTTCAACGTTCAACTCTTCTTCTTGAGTTTCCTCTTCTGCAACTACTTCGTCAGTAGTTACTTCTTCTTCTTCAATTACAGGAGCGTCAACCTCTTCCTCTTCCTTTTTGAGTTTAGGAATTGCTTGATCTCCAGGTTTAGCACCCTTATTAACAACATCCTTAACTTGCTTAAGGGTAGCACCAGGTGTTTTTAACTTAGCCGAATCATCATCGGTTTTGTAATTTTCTGGTGTAGGACCGCCCAAGTCTTCGACTGGTATTAATCCTTGAGGTGGATCTTGTAACTTACCCATAGCTTCTGCTGGCTTTGCATTCGCATTAACCGCAGTCTTGGATTGCGTTACGGCCTCTTCCATTTCTTGTAAATTCTTGCCACGAGACATTTTGGTAACTCTCCGATTTCCTGTAATTAAATCCTGTATTTATTTAGATAAATTATATGTTTGATAAGAAATCATTAAACAAACTCAGTTTTTGTTCGTCTAATTTCTTCTGATCAACTAATGTATTGATTGTTTTGTATGTTTTAGTTGCATACTTCTCTCGAAGAATACCACCATCCCAAACCCAATCCTTTCCTTCCATAATTCCTGAGACAAAAGCATCAGGTGCAGAAGGATCAGCAACTATATCAGCAGCAGTTGCTAAGGTAAAATCTTCCCCTACAATATTGACTCCTTCTCTTGTTTGTTGTAAGGAACCAATACCTCTTGAAGAAACACCAAGTTTAACACCTTCATCTAATAATGAAGATGCAATTTTACCCATTGGTGTACCCAGAATCTTTGCTTTTCCTACAAAATTAGAACCATTTTCTTTCAAAGATACGATCTTATGAGAAACACGATCTAAATTTACAGTTGGACCTTCTGGATGTCCAAGTTCTCCAAGTGCTCTACCTGCATGAATATGATTCTCACTGTAACGAGAGACTTCACGACGTAGAGTTTCCATTGGATACATACGACCATTACGGTTCTTTATGTCTCCTTGCAGAAAAACCCCTTCAATATAAAGAGATTTTTTACCGTTGCGATTTTCAACGATAAATTCTACGTTTTCTATTTCTTCTCTAATGAGTTTCATCAGGCTTCCCCAGTAATTTGAATCTGTTGTATATAAACATTACCAGAACCAGTATCATTTATTGCAGCAACTTTGAAAGAGTTTCTTAATGCTCCATCATTGTCACTCCATGCGGTTTTTATACCACTTGTATCTGCATTGAGTTTAATTCTCGATGAGAAATAACCACCAACATTGGCAGAATTATAAACCTCACTCACAGGAACATGACTAATTGTGTCTGCATAATATCCGCAAGTAGCACCTGAGCTAACTACCAAGCTAACATAATCACCAGGTTGATATGGTGATGAAGTTCCTTGAGGAAAATCAATTAAAGTAGTAGTTCCAGTTGTTACACCAACTACTTTTGCAGATGTATTACTACTTGCTAATACAGCCGAAGTATTACTTGGTATTGCATAATTAGCAGTAGTTGCAACAGGTTCAGTTCCAATTGCAACAAAAGTATTTGCTCCTAAAGAAGTAATTCTAAGAGCAGTAGATTTTCCTTGTATTGCTGTGGATTTTTGAGATGTCCCCGACGTTGCAAAAGTGACACCATTCTCAACTGGTCTATGAGTCATTATTCTTGGCAGTCCATTTTATTTATTAGTTATTTATTAATTATTGTTCCTCATCAGTTTCTACCTCATCAACCTCATCTTCAGATGAAGCTTCAATTTCTGATTCTTCTTCAGAATCTCCAAAGAGTGAAGAGGCAATAGATGATTTATGACCATCTATTTTTTCTGCTGACTTTGCATACAACATGTCTTTTAACTTGTCACTGATCTGAGAAGGACTTTCATCCGACACAATCATATCCATTAATTCATCCATAATTCCGTGTGTTCAATAACTAACCTTTTCTATTTATCAAATTTCACCACCCTTGGGCATTTCTGCTGGTTTTGCGCTAGGTTCTGGAGCTCCTGGCTCCATTATTTGAGCACCAAGAGCACCACCTATTGAAGGATCCATCATTGGTTCACCAGTAGTTGGATCGATTGTCATCATTGCTGGATCAGGAATAATTCCATCTGCAATTTCCTGTTCAATGATCTTATCCTGTTCAATAATTTCTTCATCAGTTTGACGAAGAACTTTGCGACGAATATAATCCTGAGAGTAGTACTTGCCGATATAAGGTTCTGCAGTAGCAGCTAAATTAAGTCTTTCAGTTAACAATTCAGACTCTTTTAGTTCTGAGAAATGATTATCATATAAGAAATCATATTGAATGTGCTCACTCATCATCTCCCAATCGTCAGGAGTTACAACATTCTTAAGAATAAGTTGAGTCTTCAACATGTCATT